AGCGGCAGGCGGTAACCTAGCAGATTGCAAATGGGCTATGAGCCCTAGCGCATGGAGCGCATCGCGTAGCTTGGCGGCAGTTGCCTCAGTTGATGCGTTTTGGGATCAGCAGCGTTTTGATGGGTTTACTGCAATGGGTACACCTAACTTGTTAGATTCGGCAGCGAACGAAGGTCAGGTGATCTTTGGAGATTGGCAAAAAGGATTAGTGCTCGCATTTTTCGGCGGCATTGATTTGCTTGTAGATCCTTACACGGCGGCGGGTACAGCTCAAGTGTCTTTACATTTGAATAAGTTTTATGATGTTGGAGTACGCCAAGGGGGCGCTTTCTCATCTAAATCAGCTATCACAAATAGCACACCCGCATAATAGATAAACAATAATAGAAACGGGGGCGGGTTTACGCCTGCCCCTTTTTTTTAAATACTACTCATGAAATTCACAATTACAGCACAGCCCACGGGCACCGATATCATTTCACTTGCTGACATGAAAGAGTTTCTGCGCGTAGATTATACAGATGAGGATGTTACAATTACGGCGCTAATAGATAGCGCGGTGCAATACGTCCAAAATTATACGGGGCTACATTTTAAACTAACAACGTTTGTAATGAACATTGATTACTTTCATTATGTAGAAATACCCTCAAAAATTATTAGTGTTACGGGTGTCACGTACTATGATACTGCGGACCAGGTGCAAACTTTGGACACTTCGAAATACTACACCGATACATCACATGAGCCCGCACGGGTTTCATTTGTCACGCCACCTGATACGTTTGACGATAGATACAATGCAGTTACTATCTCAGGCACATTGGGTGAGAATACGCCTGCGCCCCCATTGGTGCACGCTATGAAAATGCTTTGCGCACACTACTATGAAAATAGACGTGCGGTAGTGGTAGGGGCTATGAGCTCAAAGATCCCACTAGGCATTGAGAATATTTTAAACCCATATAGAATCATCTCGCTGAAATGAATATCGGCGCGTTAGATAGAAGGGTGAGAATACAAAAGCCCATAACTACGGCCAATGACTATGGCGAGTTAGTAGCTACATACAGCGTGTATGCGACGGTTTGGGCTGCTATTGAGCGCAAGCCATTTGCACGCGAGGCGGTAAGCGGTGAGCAAAATATATCTTTTCAGTCAGTAACTTTTATCATACGCTATTCAGATGATGTTTCAATTTTATCGCCATCACATCAGATATCTTATAAGGGGGATATATACAACGTTTTAGGCGTGCAAGAGGTGGGGCGCAATGAGCAATTGAGAGTAGTAACCGAATTACATTTAAACTGATGAGTGTAAAACTAACGGGTACGGCACAGCTATTTAAAAACATCGACAAAATTGCACGATGGAATCAAGACGACTCAAAAAAGTTGCAAGATGTGGGGCACAAAGTAGGTAACGTGTACGCCAATTATTTACGTGCTAACGTGAAAGATCTCAATAAGGATATAAAAGTTAATAATAGGCAAAAGATATTGATAGTTAAAAAAGGTCAGTTGCGCAGATCAGCGGGCACCTGGCAACCTACGAAAAATAGAAATACTATTTTAGCGGGGCCAAGAACTAAATCAATAGGCAAGAGAGGGAAAACAAAAAAGTACGATGATGGGTGGTTTGCTCACATCGTTGAGGCGGGTGATTTTGGGCCAAGGTTTGGCGGTAAACATCGCACACAAAATACGGGCGTTTTTGCTCGCGGTATACGAGCTACAAAAAGCCGTAGCGAGAGATTGCACGCGGTATTGTTACGCAAAGCATTTGCAAACTATGGCAGAAAATTAAGCTCACTATGATTGTAGGCAAAGCGATATATAATATACTAAGCAACGCAACACTTGTTACTAATTTAGTAGGCACAAAGATTTTCCCTGAGATTGCGCCCCCTGATATCAACCCACCTTATATCGTATATTCGGTGGTATCAAATCAACCTACTGAGTTAAAAGAAAACGGCAACCAATTAGATACGGCGAGCGTAGAAATTTACTCATTTGAAACTTCGTATGTAAAAGCGGTGGATCTTGGGGTACTTGTACGAACTTATTTAGATCGCAAGCGGGGCAGTTTTGGGGGTGTGCTAATTCAAAGCGTTGAATACACAAACGAACAAATGGATGTTAATGAAAAAAGAGATATTTGGGCCTCTATACAAGATTACTCAATTAGAATAATAAATACATAACATGGATATAATAGCAAACCATTGGCAGAGTATACTTTTTGCCTTATTAGTCGCAGCAAGGGCGATATTTTCACTTGTGCCGTCAAATAACCCAGCGGTTAAAATATTTGGGTGGATAGATTTAATTATAACAGCGGTAGTCGGAGGGGATAAGCGCAGAAACAAAAACAAAAAAGCTAAATAAAATGGCAAATACAACGGGAATTATTAACGGATCAGATTTAAAGATCATGATGGTAGCAAACGCATCGCCTGAGGTAGATGGTATTGTTATCGACAACGTAACAGATTGCAGCATCTCAGTCACAAATGACTTTAGAGATTCAACGGTGAAAGCTAACGCAGGCTATAAAGCATTGTTGCCTGGTATGACTAGCGCAACACTTAACTTTTCAGCTATGTATGCAAGTAAAGCGGCAGGCACGGGCACAAGTTTTGAAGATGTTAGCGCGTTTCAATTGAACAAAACAAAGCTAGACATCTACTTTACTCATGTGATCGGATCAGCGGCGGCAGCAAACGCAGGGGATTTCGAGTATAAAGTTTTAGGCTACATTGAAAGTTTAGAGCTGACGGGTGGTACTGAGGACAACGCAACATACACGTGTAGCGTTCAAATCGTCGAAACTATTGTGCGTCAAGTAATACCTGCATAACATGGAAATCACGATAGCTAAACGAATATATCCATTAAGGGCCACGATGAGGGCTTGGCGCAATTTTGAGAAAGCAACGGGGGTGAAAGTTACTGAGGTCGATTCTAACGATATCACCTTAATACCTGAGTTGATTTTTTACTTTGTCCAAGAGGGATGCAAGGCGCAGGGTATGAAGTTTACTATGGCGGTGGATGATTGGCTTGGTGAAATAGAGGTGACTGATTTACCTTTATTAGTAGAAGCTATGGCCGAGGTGATGGGAGGTAGTAAGGATAAAAAAAAAGTAAAGAAAAAGACTCAAGCCAATTAACGTGGCGCAGGGTTGAAGAGTTGGGGCTAGGCCTTTTGGGTTTGGCCCCTTGCTCTCTTTATGATTTAACTTTTGAGGAGTTTGGCAACGCGGTAAAAGGCAAGCGCGAAACGTCTGAGATGCAAGAGCGCTCAAATTGGGAGCGCACCAGGTGGCAAACGGCCATGCTCTTAAACGTTCACGCTAAAAAAGGCGCAAAGATAAAGCCAAGAGATCTCGCAGTTTTTCATTGGGAGAAAAAGAAAATTAGCGCACAACCGAAAATAAGCGGTTTTGCGATGTTAAGGGGGATGAGTAAACCAGCATGAGATGGCAAAGCTAGGAAGTTTAGTAGTAAATATAGGGGCAAATACAAAAGACCTCAATGCAAAGCTAGGGGCAGTACGTAAAAATATGCGCTCTATGAGTAGCAATTTTACAGCTATTGGCAAGAGCATGACTAGGGGCATAACTTTGCCCTTGCTAGCTATCGGGGGAGCCTCAGCACGTTTGGCGGTAGACTTTCAGGGCGCTATGGCATCAGTTAAGGCGGTGAGTGGCGCAACGGGTGATGAGTTTAAAGCGCTAGAACAAAGCGCAAAAGATTTGGGCGCAAGTACAATATTTACGGCGCGAGATGTGGCCGCATTGCAGTTGGAATATTCGCGTTTAGGTTTTTCAGCCTCAGAAATTATGCAAGTGCAAGAGGCTACTTTAAACCTAGCGCAAGCAACGGGCACCGATCTCGCGCAAGCCGCAGAGGTAGCGGGCTCAACGGTGAGGCAGTATGGCTTAGACGTTTCACAAACGGGCCAGGTTACCGATGTAATGGCGGCAAGTTTTAGTGCCTCAGCCCTAACGTTAGACACGTTCCAAGATGCTATGAGCTATGTGGGCCCCGTTGCAAAAACTGCGGGCGTTAGTTTACAAGAAACGGCGGCAATGTTGGGCGTGCTTTCAAATAGCGGGATTAAAGGCAGCAAAGCAGGCACGAGCCTCAAGCGTATTCTTGAGGAGATGCAAGGCACTAGCGGCACATTAACTGAAAGATTTAAGCAGTTAAGCGATAAAGGGATCACACTAACTGGGGCGATGGATGAGGTGGGCCGTAGATCGGCAACCTCTTTAATTGTGTTAAGTGATGGCGCGGATAAGGTAAAGACCTTAACGAACGAATTTAACAATTCAAAAGGCGCAGCAAAAGCCATGAGCGATATCATGAATGATACAGCTATGGGCGGCCTCAAAGAAATGACAAGCGCCCTTGAGGGTGCGGGTATCGCGTTAGGTGATGTGTTAATACCATTCATAACCGATGCGGCAAAGTTTATAACGGATCTTGCCACAAGTTTTAGAGATATTGCGCCACACATCAAGCACAACATGATGGTGTTTTTAGGTTTGGCGGGCGCTATTGGCCCTTTGCTTGTGATGATGCCACAAGTGATAACAAGCATAAAACTTTTGGGGGCCACGCTTGCAACGTCATTACCACAAATAACTTTCGCCATTATAGCCCTAAGCGCTTTATCTCTATTATTTATAGAAACTGAGAGAGATGCAACCAAAGCAGCAACGGGCGTTAAGAAAGTTGAAACGGCGGTTATTAATCTCAACAAAGCACAGCTAGAAATAGCGGCCCAGGTTGGCGTGGGTGCGGGGGCTGATGCCATTGCCTCAAGTATGGAGTTTGCCGCTGAGAGAGTGAAAGAGGCGCAAGATGAAATAGCGTCCATAAGAGCCAAGGCAGATAAAATAGGCTTTATGGGGGAGGCGCAAAGAAAACTACTCAATGAAACGCGAGCGTATGAGGCAGAGTTTCAACGCGTAGTAGATGCGGGCGCACGTTTGTTAGATGTTAATGCGGCCCTAGCTGCGCAAGCGAAGGAGGATAGCAAAGTTGTGGTAGTGCCTCCCGCTGCAATTGGCTCAATTGATGAGCTCAAAGCAAAAGTATCATCATTAACCGAGAAGCTAAACGGCTTGAAAATTGGTAGTGATACTTTCAAAAGTACACAGCTAGAATTAGCGGCAGCAAGTAAAGAATTGCAAGAGGCATTAGGTGGCACAGCTGAGGCGGCTGAGGTTTTAGATACTGCGGTTTCTTTTCCTATTGGCAGCCTAGGGCAGATGAGAGAAAAGCTTTCAGATTTACAAAATGAGTTGCTACTTCTCAATCCATTGACGCAAGAGTTTGCAGATAAGATGGCTGAGATTGATGAGATGAGCATCTTAGTAAATGGCACTATGGAGGGTATCAAAGAGAGTGTAAACCAAACCTCTAATGCCTTTAAAAACCTAGGGCAAAATATTAGTGACGCATTAGTCGATGCGGTTTTTGAAGCTAAAAACTTTGGGGATAGCTTAATAGAAATAGGCAAGCAGATACTAAAAACATTATTGAGTGAGGCGATAGCAAACGCGATTGTTAATGGTTCAAGCTCCATGAATGTAGCAAACCAAGCAAGCGGCGGCCTCACAATACCTGGCTTTATTGCGGGCGCAGTTGGCGCAGTGAAAGGGGCGTTTGGTAATGTGCCTGCCCTTGCGTCAGGGGGGTTAGTTTTTGGCGAAACAATGAGCATTGTGGGGGATAACAAAAACGCGGCGATCGATCCTGAGGTGATCGCCCCGCTATCAAAATTAAGGCAGTACATGGGCGGCGGTAGCACAAGTGTATATGGCCGTATCTCGGGTGATGATATTGTAATCTCAAACAATCGCGCTAGCCGTGATAGAAACAGATACGAGTAATGGCAGTTGTATACGCAGTTAGTGAGTTTACCGATGATAACGATGTTACCTGGAAAGTTAAGATAGTAGATAGCACAATCTCAACGGGTGATCTAAACCACGCATTCACTTTGGGCCCTGATGGGTTTCGCTTAAACTATGCGTATGATAATTTTGATAGATCGCGCCCGATATTAGGTAGCAAGGTGATGCTCACCTTATTTCACCCTGACGAAAATGATTCAGCATTTAACACTTTATATAGCAATTTAGATAGCGCCGTTGAGGGTACATATCGCATTGAAATCTATCGTGATCCTGACGGCGTCAATGAGGCTTGGTGGGTAGGTGAGATACTACCCGAACAAGTAGTGATACCCGATGAGTACCCACACGCAGCCGTTAGCGTTACGGCGGTTGATGGAATAGGTAATTTAA